GTTCAATCATTAGTTTTCCTTTCTTGTGTATCATAAATGCAACCGTTTGCCGAATGGCATTGGAGATAAACTCCGGACGGCAATTCTGTTTAAAAGAATTGTCAAGTCTCCTCAAAGTAAATGGAGATGATTGCGTTTTAGCTGACACAGAAGAAGATCATGATCTCTATGACATTTGGTGCAAGTTAACAGCTTATGTTGGACTTGAACCAAGTGTCGGAAAGTGTTTTACGGCTACCGATTTCGTTTTAATTAATTCTAGAATGTATGCCCGTCAGTCCTCTGGTCTTTTTGAAGATGTTCCATTCGTAAACTTTGCTTTAGTACATGCAAAGGCGAAAGATGGATCATCATCAAAGACTGTGTGGGAGCTTAAGGGGTTGTCAGAGAAGCTATTATCGCTCTCTCCAGAAGATATGCAAGAAAAACTGTTTTTAGAATTTGTCGAGAGTAATCAAGACAAGCTTTCAAAAACGGGGGTTTTTTGGTATCTTCCAGAGTGGGCCGGAGGGTTAGGCATTAAGCCGCCTCGAAGCTTCTGGCAATCGCACTACGGAAAATTGTTGAGAAAGATTGCGTACCAGATCAGACTTAGGTCAGATAAAGTAAGCTTTCTCCCTATGGATCCTGCAAGCCTCGTTTACGAGAAAGCTTGTAGAATGACTACAAAAAAGAAGTTAAATTACTGGGATACGGAATTTGGGCAGATGAAGATGTTGCAATCGAACACAACTTCCCATCTAATGCTTCGTGCTGCTCTGTCTGGTGAAAATCTATTAGGCCACGTATTTGATCAACCCTGTTTTGAGGACGGTAAAAAAGTCCAAAAAGGAGGTTATGACCAAGTATTTATAAATAAATGCTGGCAACAGATTAAGAAGAACCGGAAACTTCATACAAATATGATCGACCTCGTGTTTAAGACACGGAATGTTCACTTCCCCAAGATTGCTATTGAAGATCTTGAGAACGATAAAATTCCTGTCTTTACATGTGACATTGTCGATACGGACATTACCCAAGAACAATGGGGAAGTTCGTTAGACGACGCACTGTTGTCGATGGCACAAAATCCAGAA